GGGGATGGCTCCGACGATCTCACGCATTATCAGATGGCCGGGAATCGAGCCCAGATAGGTGTTGCCCACCCAGTTACGGTCTTCCATCGCCGCGAACACGTCGTGCCCCGTCAGCTCGTCATCGATGCGCTTGAGCGGACGCGTGTCAACGTCAGCATAGAATCCGCCCATGTCGTAGAGCAGTTCATACCTCGCGAGGTCCGCTCGGAACTGATACACAGCGTCACCGGGAACCAGATCATGCGCATTGTCGAACAGATCTTGGTTGCGGAGATGCGGCAGGTTGCTTTCCGTCCACAGGTTCATCCGCCAGTCGGGATGCATCGCGGCCCATGCAATGACGTTCTGCCGGAGATGGTCAGGCATCGGTTTACCGAACCATATGAAATGGAAGTTCTTCGGAATCGTCTGGTCTTGCATCGTCATCCTTTCAACACGGGAATGGGGGAGTGCAACCCGGTGACTAGGCAAGCACTCCCCCGGCACGATGGGCTACATCTGCCCACCGATCCTATCAGCTAAAGATCTCCACAGCGCCGCAAGCGGGCTCGGGAGGCTGCACCGTGGTGATAGCGAAAGCAAAGTGCTTTCCCGGTTCCCACGTGCTGACAGGTGAATCAGAAAGCCACGGATCGCCGATGTCCCACAGCGGCGATGCGGGCTTGCTCATGCTCGCGAAACCGAAAGTGAACACGTCGTTGGTGAACGTCAACTCCTGCACACGAGCGTTGTACTCGTGCGGGAACGCCCAGTAAATCCATCGCTGGTTGCCTTCGGCGTCGCAGGCGTCTTCACCAGCTACGGGCTGCCAAATCTCTTTGGAGAACCGAGCATTCAGCAGACCGGTACCGAACTGAACACCGACGAAGTCAGCCTGCGCGTTCGACACGATCGGATCTTCGCCGAAGACCAGCGCGATGAGGTCGACATCGAGCGTGCACAGGTTCGTGACCTCATCAATCCAGTTCAGGAACGAAGGCCCCTGCTCGTTAACGCAGGGTTCACCGTTCGCCTTGAGCTGGAGAAGACGAGTGCCGTCTTCGTAGTTGGGCGTGACGGTGATTTCCGTCCACGCGTCAGTCGTGACCTGAGCGGAGCCATCACCCGTAACGGGTACCCCGCACTGGTCAAGCAGCGTAAATCGGACGATTTCGCCGCGAATGGGATTCGCACATACTGACAAGACCAATACCTCCTTACGGTGTGGTGTCTTCGCCATTCAGAATCAGGACTGCGAACAGGCAGCAATCCCAGCCGAACACATAGGTTCGCTCGGCAATCATGCTGAGCGTGTTCACATCGCGGTCAAAAGACTCGACAGCACGGAACGTGTGCGGGGCAGGCTCGCGCTGGTAGAACACTTCTCCGGTGGCATACATCCACGTCTGCCCATCGGGCGGAAGTGTGCCGTCCGGCCCAGTTCCCGGATACTCGCCGATGATCACCTTGGAACCAACGGTGGTCGTGTACATGACACCGTTGCGCGGTTCGATGAGATGCGCATCGACAGCAAGCGCTGCCAGCCGAATCGGCATGTGGATGGTAGCGACGCCGGAGTAGCAGCGGCGCATGGCCGCTTCCAACATCCCCAACCCGACAGCGATCTCCTGCGCGATGTCGGAAACGGGCGTCGCAGGAATCTGCAACGTGTCGTCTCCGTCGACCAGTTCCGCGTTAGCTGCGAGATGCGGCCAGACGTTCGTCTGCCCGGCACCCGCTTCCGCTCCGCCAGTCCAGAAGATGCGTTCGAGTTCGCGTTCCTCGGATCGGATCAACGCCTGCCGGTTGCGTTCCGGCAACTCGTCCCACTGGCCTACAGGCGCGCAGTCGGCGCGGCTGTAGATAGTGACCGGAGTTGCACCGCGAGTGATGTACTCCCAAGTCTCACCCTTGGGATTGGGTTCGGGAACCTCATCAGGTACCGCGCACTCCCCGTACGTACCAGCTACCGCAGGGCAGAACGACTGCCACTGGAGACCCATACGCCACTTAGCGTTAGCCAGTTCCAGTGAAGTCGTTGCCGGTGACAGCAACCCGTACGCAGAGGGAGTGAACGGCAATGACGTGCTGTCGATCTGAAATCTTCCGCGACTCATCGCCGCTCACCTCCTCTCTTTGACTCGGGGTTGGCTAGGAACCGGCACACACGATGGAGCGAGCGCCGATCTCGCCGGAACCGCAGATGTCGACGGTAACGACACGCGACTCGTGGCCGGGCTTGAGCAGCGCGTAGCAGTCCTCAGCCCATGCGGCGGTGTGGTCGTTGGTGCTGTTCAGCACGGAGTCACGCACGACACCGAGGTCAAGCGACATGGAGTTGCCACGGATGAACGTGCCCGGGGCATAGATCATGTAGTCCATCGTGAGCGGCCAGTCAGTGGCCGGAGTGGCACCACCCGGATCGGTACCCGAACGAACCTGCCAGTCGCCCACGAACTGCACGCGAACGCCTCGGATGTTGAACCAGTCGGCAATCATGCCATCCGTGACACCGAAGACGTCGATGCCGTCACGGTTCGCGAGGTCCGCGCGGATGACTGCTTGCGCCCATCGCGGCATGACGACTTCGAGAATCGCGTCGAAGCACATGGAGTACTTCTCACGGTAGTCGACCGCAGACAGCTCAATGGAGCTGAGCAGCGCCGAAGTGGTCGCGCCGAGCAGACCGCTGTGGTCGACCGCGATGCTGGCGGAGATCGCGTCGCCGGACCCGCCGCCGTTCAACATCAGGTCAATGATGCGGGCGTTGGTGGCCTTCGCGCGGATCGCCATGACCAGCCGCAGCCAGTTCGCAATCAGCTCGGGGTATGCGTAGTCGACCAGGTTACCGGCCGTGACGCAGAAACCGTCACAGTCGGCGCGGCGGTCGATGAATGTGGGGCACTCGACTCGCACGCACGGCTTGAAGACAGACGAACTGTCGACCGCTTCGATGTCGTCGGCCTCAGTCCAGGTCCAGACGATGCCCGGGTCCGAAGCGAGGTCACCGAAGCTCGGCGAAGTCGGGTACTGCACGCCCCCGCGATTCAGTCCGACCGTAGGCAGGTCGATCATGCCGTCTTCACAAACGACATTGAAGAAGTCGTACGAGATCTCCGAAGGCGCACACCACCCACCAGCGGCCACGAGGACATCCTCATCAGCAGCGGCCTTGAGAACTTCGTTCATGTCCTCAGGCGTCGAGTTCTTCGAGAGCGTGAACGTGAATTCGCGTTCGAGGCTCGCGACCGGGACCGCTTCGGGGTTGCCTGTGCGGCCGATTGGGAGCATCTTCGCGCGTCGGTGCATCGCTTCGCCGAGCTGCGTCACGTTCTCCAGTCGACCACCCTGGGCGAAGCCAGGGATGTCAGCCGAAGCCACGATGACGGCCTCAGAACGCGCCTCATGCACTTTGGCGTCGGGCGCGTATTGCTGAATGGTGCCGAGCCGCACGCGCTGGTTCAGGTCCGTTGCAGGCTTGAGGTAGTCGCCCGCGAACGCCTTCATGGTCTCGCCGATGGCCGTGGTGATCGAAGCCGTGAGCACCTTCTCATCGATGCCAGCGGAGACCAGTTCGCGCGCCTCGGGAGCGGCGGCCTCGGGAACATCGTCACCGGCGTCGTCGCCGCTTTCACCGTCTTCGACAGCTTCAACCTTCACCGGGTTGATCGCCGCACGGAGCGCGGCGGCTCGCTCAGCGTTCGCCTTCCGGGTGGTCTCGACTTCCTCAGCAGTGGTGTTCACCGCGAGGATCTGCGTCTTGATCACTTCGAGCTTCGCGAAGCCGTCAGCATCGATATCCGCTTTGCCGTCCTGGTAGATGGCGTCAAACGCCGCAACCAGCTCGTCACGCATCGTGGACAGTTCGGCTTCGGACTTACCCGCCAATGCGGCGGTAAGCTCGTCGCCCCCGTCCGGCAGGGTCTGCCCCGCCTCTTTGTCCTTTGACATCGCGTTCCCTCTGTGTATTGAAGTGAATACCCGGATTCTACACACGATTCATCGGCGAAATTGAGAAATCGCCTTCGAATCGTGTGCTATTAGCTTTCAGGCGCGGTGCTCTTGAGCTTCGCCCCGTTGGATGACCCCGCAGAAGTCTTCACCGTCACGTTTCGCGACTTGGCAATACGCGCCTGTTCCTCGGTAGAGAACACCGACACGCCGCCTTTCTTCTTGCCGCAGTTGCAGCCCATTACTCATCACCTCTCAAGGTTTTGCGCAGGCTCAAAGCGAACTCACGCATTCTCGACTCGGGATCACGCCCTACCTGAGCAGCCATTTTGTTGACGGCCGCTTTCAAACCCACAGGCTCAGTCACGCCCGCGTGTGCACCAAAACGGATCGGTGTCACCGTCCGCGCAAGCTCGCCGCCTTGAATCGTGAACGATCGGCTTCGCGTCGGAAAGCCAGGAACCGGAACGAGCAGCGCAGCCGCAAGCTCGCGCTTGCCCGGCTTCTCGCGATGCGGGCCCCAGTCGCCGGACAACTGACACGCCATCATGCGTGCAACCTGGCTGGCATCGACACCGGGGATCAACGCCCCGGAGATCCACACCCCGCGCGCGTTCTCGCCGACACGAGCAGTAGCGACCACCGAACACGCGTTGTCGTAGTGCTCGCGCCGCGCCGAGCCCTTCGGGCCCATTGGTGCGTGACCACAGTCCATCGTGATCGGGCCGGTAGCGATCTTCGTGTAGCCGCCTTGCCCGTCGTCAACCATCGTCGCTCGGTTCATCCAAATGCCGTAGTCGACGTTGCCCGTGGGAACCGTGACCCGCTTGTCACGGTAACCACGGTGTGCCACCTGCTTCGGCGCGAGATACCCGAAGAACCGGCCCTCATCAGTCACCGTGATGGCACCGATCTCGGGAACCTCCTTAGGCTCTTCGAACCAGTCAGCCGGAGGGAGATCGGGAATCGTGATCGTGTACGCCGAAGCTGTAAGTGCATCTTCCGCAACGGGAACCGTACCGTCACCCTCGGGAACGTCGGTGCCGTCGTCAAGATAGACGCGCGCCTCAACGAATGCGGGAATGCTCACCAGGTCTGCGGAGCGAATGCGCCCAGAGTGGTAGATGACCTTTTCGGCAGTCATGCACCGTGCCACCTCCGACCCCGAAGCGTCCTCAGGCAGTTCCTCGCAACCCTCTGGCATGACCACTTCGACATCACCCTGATTGCCGCTGTCGTCAATGATGGAGATACCTGCGAGGAAACCAGGGTCCATCCGCGTGCCCATCTGCCGTGCCGCTTCTCGCCCCCATGGGGAATCCAAGTCGAGCACGCCTCGTGCGTGAATCTCGTTCCCGATGCGTTCGATATGGTCGACACGGCCAACATCTACGGTATTGCCGTTGTCGACGCCGCCGTGTGCGCGCTCATACTTCCACCCGAGCGGGATCTCAAGAGACTCGGTTGCACCGAGTTCAGGCCACGTAAGCGCACCGGGGGCGTATTCCTGACCGTCGTAAGCGGGTGCACCTTCAACAACGATCACGCCGGACCACGGTGCAACGTTACGCGAGATCGGAGCGGCACTCGAAGACTCGGACGCGTACAGCGCGGCCATCTGCTCCAGTGCCGCTTCCCGCGTGTCGTGGCAGCCTTCCACTTCGCCGTCTTCGATCTTGACGACCGCGAACTCACCAGATTCACAACCGGAGTTGCCCGTCTGAATCTCCCAAGGCATGGGCTGCTCCTCTTCATAAGCTGCGGCGTTCAGTGTGAGTACCGCGCCGTTGTCGTTCAAGTTCAGGTCTGCGGGATTGAACACCGCGAGGGGGCTACATCGACAATTTATGACAAGATGCGCAGGCCCGTTGGGATCACCCGGGAATTGCAAGGGGAAACCGCCCACTGTGAAAGGCTCCGTGAATGCAACCGTCTGGCCGTCTGCCTCACGGTGCTCCACTCGCGTCCGTGTGTCCTCTGTCGCCTGCCACTCTTTGCGCATGACACCCGAAGGAATGCCGTACGCCGACTCAAACCGCTGCATGGTTCCCATGGCTACCGTGTTGCGGGCGCCGTGTACCTCGGTTCGGGCGATCATGCGCGCCCGACCCTCGGTCACTCCGACAGCATCCCGAACACGAGCTGCGAGTTTCGGAATCGATTCACCCAGTTCGGTACCTTCGACCAGAGCCGCACGCGCATTGAACCACAGTGCATCGCCGATGCCTACCAGCCGATTCCGCGCCTGCCGTAGATACAGCTCGGTGTCGATTGCCTGGTCCGCCAGCAGCGTCAACGGGTTTCCCAGCGCTTCGGCGAGATGCGCGATCGTAGAAGCACTCGCGCTCAGCATGTTCAGCTCAAGCGCAGGGGACAACTCCTCAGCCACGTATGCAGCCCATATCGTCACGATGGCATCCATCGCGGTCTGATCGGCTTCACGCAACGCACGTTCGATGTCCTCGGAGTTCATCACTTCGATCATCGCAGCGGTAAGACCGGCCATGACCAGTGCTTCGAACTCCTCGGAACTGAGTTCGAGTTCTTCCAAAGTTTGCAGCGGGACAGTAGCCATCAGACCTCACCCGGATTCCGCGCCTGCGTGTTCGCGGGGTCTTCGGCTCCCGCGTCACCTTCCGTCGATTCGGTGCCCATTTCCGGCAGCGCCTGCGGAGGGTTGGCTACCGCAGCAACACCTGCGCTCCGCAGCTCAAGCTTCTTGGTCATGTCGTCAAGCTGTTCAGGTGTGGGCGCGTCCGACTCGGAGAACCCGGATTCACGCCTGAGTGCCGCTCCGTTGATCTCCATGCGGTCATACGCCAGGATCGCGTCATCGGACTTGTCGGGGCGCTGCACGATCTCTGACGGGTCGTACCACATGACGATCCGGCCGCCGTTGGGACCCGTCAGGAGGTCTTCCCCGAGCCGTTCCCCTTCGGCGCGCAGCACCGGGGTGAGGTACCCCTTCGTGAGCGCGTGGCAGATCATCTCGGCGTCAGGAGCGATATGGAGCTTGATGCCGGATTCTTCGACCTGTGCCGCGCCCCAGTGGTTCATGCCGGACACGCCGAGGAGGAGGTCACTCGGGAGGTCAAGCGCGGTGGCGAGACGCCTGATCGCACTCTCACGCTGGGGAATGAGCTTGTCATCGATGGGATTCGACAAGTCGAGTGCCATCATGACATCTGCGAGCTTGGTTTCGGTGTTGTCTCCAAGGTCGACACCCACGGGAAGCTTGAGCGCCGCTTCGGCGCTCATGGCGTCTTTGATACCGCGTGAGGCGACTTCGACCAGGACTTGCGCGAACGGGTCTTGTCCTTCGACACCTGCGGGATTCGGCGTCTGCGGAAACGACAGCTTGCCACGGTCGTACAGGAGGATACCGTTCGACGCGAGACGCGAGACGGTCTCCGCCACGATGCGCTTATTGATGAGGTCAAGCTCGCTCATCGACCCGAGCGCGTGCGCCGCTACCGAGCAGGCTTTATACGAGTACCGCTCGTCCGGTCGCCAGAACCGGACGACCATCGTGTCAGCGCCGAGGTTGATCCATGCGCG